AAAGGCTAATATCTTGGTTAGTGAGTCCTTTATGGTACATTATTTCGTCAATGATTAACTCACCATTGTAACGGTAAACCATAACCATAGCGGAAGGGTCATTCGTAAAACCAAAATCTAATCCCGCACCAATCAACTGCGCATCGCTCGGTATCGTTCCAATCGTGCCCCAATTACGGTAAATCAACCCTTCAATTTTACCCGTCATCCCACGGGCGTACACCTTCCACAACTCTTCATCCTCATTTCTGATACCTTCAATATCCCGCCTTGTTTTGTCACTTAAAAACGGGTTATGCCTATGGTCGGAAATGATCAACTCAACACCTTCCTTACCTATCAATTTATCATGTACCCAAAAACGAGCGTTAGGGTTGTAGTCAATAAAAACCTGTTTATTAGTTCTTCGTGCTAATTCCCAATATATCCAATAATTGATTCCGTTCGCCTCATTCATAAACAGGTAATGGCGCTTTCCGCTCTTTGCATCTTGCGGGTCTTGGTAACTTTTGAATTCTATTATTGAGCCGTTGTGAAACGTAAAGATACGATCGCTCGCGTTGTAGCTTTTTATCCAACTTTGAATGTCGGTTGAGCTCGCTACAATTGCTTGCATATCTCGGAGCGCACCGCTTTTAAGGTTAGGCACGTCCTGACCTACCACACTGATCACTTGGTCGGGCTGCTCGATGGCTTTTAAGCAAAGCACCTGGAGGATGGAATAAGTCTTTCCGGAACTTGTACCACCTTGATTGACTATAACCTCGGCAATTGAATTGTAATTGCGCTCAAAAATTACAGAGGTTTGAAACATCAATCTAAAATTATTGCATCTTCACTATCGGCAAGGTCAACACTACCTTTGATTATTCCAACATTGATTTCCGCTTGTGGCATCGATACCGTAGTGTCAACCGTTTCCTTTGGCTTTCCGTACACGCGATCAAATAGAACTTCCATAAGGTGGATTGAACCACGGCTCATGTCACGCTCCATCTTCTTGCTGATCATCTTCAACCAAAAGGGTACATCCTCACGTTCACCAAGGTCCTTGACTTGCTTTTCAGTCATGCAAAGCATTGCCATAATCATATCATTGGCTTGACTAGATGAAAGCGTGATGTCGAACTCTTCCATAAACACCTCTTTGATCACGTTCTTCAAAGCCCGTGGCCTTCCATTTCGATTGATGTTTTCGGGGTGGCTACCAAATCCGTGTTTCTTTGCGGTTTCCTTGTTCTTAAAATTCTCCCCGCGTGGCATTAGATTTCGATTTTGTTTACAATATCCTTCAACTTTTGCATACACATAAGCTTCAGTTCGTAATCGGTCGCACCACCAACGTTGATGTGATCGGCTGTTTCGGCAATATCCATCAACAAGTTGGCAATGGTAGCGTAAAGCTCCACCGCGCCAATGGCTTCATCGATAACATTCTTTTCTTTAACCTCGTTCATTTCTCGAGCTCCTTCAACTTTGCTTCACTCCATCGAAGGCCAGCTAGCCCACCCCAAAGAAGGTAGGATATGTAACCGCAATCCTGGGGCGTTGCTTGTTCGTAATCTTCTTTCGCACGGCTCAAATAGGAGTACATCCGTTTGATCGTGTCAACCGTCACGCGATCACCATTCGCAAGCTGTTGAGCTCGAACCTTACCGACTTGCGTTGCGCACTTGTTACCGTTCTTTTCGTTCAGTTCAATGCCTCGCTTTGCGTTGTTTCTAACCGCTTGGGGGTAGTCATTGTAGGATTGGAATAGTTCGTACTTCTTACGACCTAACGCGTTGCATACGGCCAACCTTTGAACGCTGTCGGTGTATTCGTGCTTCATGGTGTCATCGCTCATGCAACGATCCATGAAATCACTTTTTGGTTCGTCTTGGTTTCTTTTTGGGAGTGGCATCGGTTTCTTCTTTAGTGTTCACAATTTCTTCCGGTTCACTTTCCATGAACACAGCTTTTGCAATGGCTTCGCTATTCTCGCGGAATCTACGATCTCTTTCCTTTTCGTACATGGAGAACACACGTGTAAACGCATCGAGGTTGCACGTAGCACAACCGCCCACCCATTTGCGCTCCATGATCTCGCTCCATACGCTACCAACGATCGCCATTTGTTCCGGTGCTAACTTGAACACGCGCACACGTTGGTACTCTAACCACTTTGGATACAACGATTCCAACCGCTGTAACTGATTGTCATTTAATCTGTTTATCATTTTTCTTCCATTCATCGATTACGGTACAAAATAACATCTACAAAGACGTAAGCCAATATGCTGGATAAACCACCAACACCGACCACATCTATAATGTCGATCCGGTGAGTAAGTAACCCAAGGCAGCCATGGGCAATACCGATCCACCAAGATAGGCAAATGTAACAATTGAAAGGCTTGAATCCGATTGACTCGCCAATGTCGGTGAGCTTAGTCATCACCACTCCAATACACGCGGAATACACCGCCAAAAGTAATACTATCATTTTATATCAAAAAATTTAGGGTATTGCTTATTTAATTCAAACCATTCCTTCCTGCGTTGAATGATTATTTCAGCTTCTTCAAATGTTTTAACGATTCGCTTAATATGAGTATCACTTAATGAAATTATTTGCGTATCTATTGTTTCCCAATCTGTAAACCAATGCTTTTTTACTTGTGCGCAAAATTCATTTTCGCTGTATTGCTTGATTCGGTATTTCATTTTAATTTATTTTTTACGTTCTTGATTGTCGCTCGAACGGAATTGTACGGAATCTTGGTGTCGCGTGATATCTTTTTCATCGGCACCCCTTCCAGGTGAATCTGAAAAATTACACCTTCGTACCATTCGAGCTTTGTCATTTTCTGCTTTATGCTTTCAATCCTTTCCGAGTCTTGCCGGTCTTGCTCATGGTTGTACTCTTCATCGATAAACTCCACGTGATCTATTCCAACCGTTTCTTGCGATGGGTTGAATTTCTTATTGAATGGTGATCTTGGTAGATAGTAGGTGTTGTAGATTACTTGAATCACAAACAAGTACCACGATGAATTGAGTAGCTGGTTCTTTTGCTCTTCCGGTTTCTCGCAAAGGTACAAAACAACCTCGTGATAAAGGTCATGGCCGAGGTCGCCCGCCAATTCAAGGCAGTACTTCTTGATGCCACGGTGGCTAGTCACGAGGTCGATTAGTGGATGCATTTAGAACGGCAAATCGTTATCGGTGCTCCATCCATGTTGAGCCAATTTATCAACGGCTGGTTTGAGTGCCGGGTTAATTTCGCTCGGGGCTTGCATCGGTGCGTCCTTCGCCTTCCACTTTACCCAGTGCGTTGCTTTGCTCTTTTGGTCAACCTCTTTTCGCTGACCTACAAAGACTTCGATGTCCCCGTATTGGTTGGTGGGTAAATCGAGTAAATCTTGTTTTTTTAGTTGAACCTTCACCCCGTACTGGTTTGCCCAACCTTTGCCTACATACTTTTCTGTTTCCATATTTTAGTTTTTAAATTGTTCTGTAATAATTTTATTTAATTGCTCAAAATTAATTTCTTCAAAGTCCTTTTCATAAAAACATTTAAATTCTATTTCGTTGGAATTTGTGAAATAAACAAACGTGTGGTAATCTGGAAGTTTCTCTTCTAATTCTTTCTGTATAGTGTTGTAAATTTCCTCATTCACACCACCACGATTGATACCCATTAAAAAAATTGGTTTTGCCATAACCTTAAATATTTGAATAAATTGCTTGAAAATCGGGATTGATGTAATTACGCTCTTTTTCTTTTCTATCCCTAACGTAGTTCAATCGCATCAAATACCCTCCGATTGGTTTGCCATACGCACCCCGTTCGATATGCCAACCAAAAGCTCCGTCCGTAAACTCGTCTTTGTAGGTTGAAGTCCTAATATCGTGCTGGATGCGTTGTTTAATTTCGTAAGGTGTTACCACTTGCAAAGTTTCTTTGATATTGATGTGGTGGTACAATTCGTGAACGTGACCCATCCAAAGAACATCGGCACCGTCTACTTGCGCACCCATCCGTTGGTGTTGGATTACTCCCTTCGTTACCACTCCACCGCCACCGTGGCCGTGGTGGTATTTAACTTTGAAGTTGAGGTACGTTTTGGCTTCGTCTCTTCGATACACGTTGAACACGATCCAACCGGCATACCCACCATTGAGGACCTTCGCACCGGTCTTGTAATTCAGCAAAGAAACAAACCGCTCGGTTAGGTCTATTTCGTGTCGCTTGCTCACTGCCGTTTCGTGGTTACCGTACCCTACAAAAATTAAATGGTCGGCATATTTTGCCCACCATTCAACTGCTTCGTTAACAACCAAGTCAAAGTAATTCCCGCCTTGATGCTCGGGGCGAATATCGTCTTTGCTCGCACGTTTGTCGTACTTTCCTTGCATGATACAAAAGAAGTCGCCATTGATCAGGATTTTCGCTCCCAGGTTAATGGCTTTCTCGATGTGATCTTGGAGTAGGTCGCGCCTACATTTCGGGTGATCAAAGTGAAGGTCGGATAGCAGTAAGAACTGATCTCCGTCTTTGCACCGGATTGATACGATGTTACGTCCGTGCTTGGTTGTTTCCATGGTTAGAGTATTATTCTTTGCTTCACCTCGTCTACCGTCTGATCGGCATAGCCCAATTTGTAGGCCATTAGGTGGCTGTGTGAAATAAATGCTTCGAGGTCTTTAATCGTTCCAGTGTAGGGAAACTCCACGTTGATTGTTGTGGTGTCCTCGTTTGTTGCGATTGCAACGGTGATGGTCATTGTTTCATTCATAATTTTGGTTTTTATGGGTTAATGAATTGTTTGTCGTTCAGTTGAGTTTGTTGTTGATGATTGAAAGATAATACGCCGGATCCTTTTTTTCTGAAATCTCATAGTTTTTTAACAGAAGATTTTTGAACCTCAACAACTCGGCGGTGTCTATTTTTTTGGATTTTAAGAATTTGCCATGGTAGGGCCGGCATGAATTGCCACTGGCGAACTGGTTGATGATCGATTGGATTTGTCTGATTTCTTCCTTAACCAAAATGTACCGGTCCATGATATCGTCAGAATCGAAGCGATCTCTTTTTAATCGCTCCCGGTATTCGCGTAGTGAGTGCTTGTAATTGAATAGCCATTCGAACCATTGGAGCTCTTCGCCGATCTCGAACCCATACCGGTTCCAGCGGTACTTCTCAAATGGGTGGTTGTAGTTTCTTGGTGTCATGTTTCAGTGATCTTGATTTGGTGTTGGTGCTCGATCAACTTCTTCTTCAATTTGTACAACGGCGTTCTCATTCCCTTCACGTCCTCGATAACCGTCTTGTTTGTGATGGTGTCGTAGTAAACGAAGTCGGCTTTGTACGTGAACATTTTTTTGCCGTCTAAAGCGAAGACAAAGGGCGTCTGAAGGTGTAAGTCCAGTATCTCCCCGATCTTCGCTCTAAGCGTCAAAGAAACGTATCTATCGGCTTCCTTCTTGCTATCGAAGGTGATGCCGTCAATAATTGTTTTCTTGTTGTTGTATTTTGAGCGTTTAATCATTGGTTTGTTTTGCAGTCAGGACAGGATTCGAACCTGTATATGATACCTTTCATATTATCTACTTAACCATTTAACTCGGGGTTATCGAGCTTTTTACTGTTAAGCAATTCAGCGTTTACCATTCCGCCACCTGACTATGTTGCTTGTCTTTCCAAGCTGTCACCATACAAAGTACTCCACCAATGGACACCTAACTACCTGTTTTGGCTGATAAGAGTATCGACACTCTTGCACTATATGGGTCTGTGGATTCGAACCACTCTCGCAGTCAGGACAGGATTCGAACCTGTATTTCAGTTTGGGTCATTCTGAACGTTTCAGCGACTACCTCTTCGTAGTGTTACCAATTACATCACCTGACTATTGTTTTAAATGATTCCCCTTGCTTTGTCGAAGTCGATGTTTTGTTCAAACCATTCGTCCACGTAGGTAAACTTTTCACGCTCACCAAACCAATCGTTGTACTCGCAATGGCTGTAAATCTCTTTGTGGATGCGGTCAAGCTCGCGATCGCTCTTTTCAATTACGTTATCTTCGAAGTCTGTAATCTTGGTGATCTTGATTTGCTTTCCGTGAGGGTTCTCGAAGTAAGCAATGAAGGTGTCGAATTCTAAATCGTGTGTCATAAGTTTGTTTTTGGTATTACAAAGATAAACAAGAAAATCAATTGTGCAAATTATTTTTAAAAAGGTTGGTTTCTTTTTTCAAAATAGTTCACCAGGAGCGGTGTCTTTTCGTAGGCTGCCACGAAATGATCTTTGCTTACCGGTTCGTGGTACATCAATTCGGTTCTCAAATCGGATTCTGTTGGGAACTGATCGAAGAAAAGCTTACACGCATAGGCGCACGCACTGGCGTTGTTGCGGAAGTCGGTCGGATCTCCAGTTCGTGATACCAAAGAACCGAGCATGATCGTTAGGTTTAACCGGCTAGCCATTTCGAAACAGTAATCCTTTTGCTCTTTTAAAAGTCCGTAGCTGTGGTGCACGTAGATTGCTTCATATGTCACCGCTCCGAAATCAAAGAACTTGGCCATATCCCGATTGTTTTCGTGGTATTGCCGGTAGGAAGAAATAATCCATGCTTTGCGTTGAGCCATGGAGTAATTGATGTCGTATTTCTTTTCCTCGGTTTGCAGGGCCGGTAGTTGGTGGATGGTTTGGTGTGACTTATTGAATCGGACCATGTACTGGGAAACCCACTGGATGATCAACCGGATTGAAGGCTTGAAGGAATCGGTTGCATTTCTACGGCCAAACTTCAAAGCTTCTTCGAACTGATCCGTTGTTAGGGAGTGATACACTTCCAGGTCTTCGTGGAGTGTTTGCACCTGTCGTATTAGGTTATCATCGATTCCTACGTTGTTTCCAAAATAGGAGTAAAGGTTTAGGAGCTGATTGGTTAGGAACTTAATTGCGTCCTTTTTTTCCATTTGTTTGATAGTCATAGTTTTTTATTTAATGATTTTGCTTGCTACAAATTCTGCGATTTCATCGGCGGTCATGCTGTTTGCATCGTGTTTCTTTTTGGGTCGTTCCACTTGCTTGTTGTTCCAGTGGATGAAGTGGTCGAACATTTTGTATTGGTTGGTGTAAGTGTTTCCTTTGAGTAGTCCAAAGTTCTTAAAGTTCTCGCATCGTTCCAAAACTTTTTCTTCCGATAGTTGGAAGTTGGAGTGGAAGATATGCATCCTGGAATTGACCTGGTCCATGAAGGAATCCCACAGCTGTTCGATGCTTTTTTCGGGTGTTCCAAAAGGTTCAATTTTGCTCTTATTATTATTAGTAAGTAATTCTTTCTTCCTTATTCTTTCTTCTTTCTTATTTATGTGCACGGATTCGCTAAAATTTTTTAATAGCATTTGTTCATTTTCTTTTATCGAATGTGAGAATGATTCTTCAATAGTGCACGTATTCGCTAAAAATTTTTTATCGAATATGATACGAATTGTCGGTGCTTGGTTCTTCTTCCCAGGCTCAATTATTTGTACCAATCCCTTCGATTCCAAACCTTCCAAGGTACGGTAGTATGTAGGCATGGATAGGTTAAGATGCGCCGAGGTGGTTCGAGTTGGTAACCCAAACATTTCCGTTCT